CAAATCCTGTCTTTAGATAGTCTTTCTGAGCGTCCCACGGTTCTGTCCGTGTGGTTTGTGTTTGGCTTCCTCCTGACATATATTACTCCTTTATTAACTTAACGCCAACAAGCATAGGATTGGTACTTGTTCTTCCTTCTGGAAAGTATGGGTAATAATCATAGGCATCTCTATCTTCTTCATAAGAACCTGAGTCCATCCAAATACCGTCATGTGGGCTATATGTCCATTTAGGATACACATACTTATATCCTTCAACATCTGGCATAGGAAGTCCCGCTCCTATAGTTTTTGGCCCACCCATTCCTTTTTTAGAAGTCCATTCAGTTGAAAAAGCAGGGTATTTATCTGGAGATGATCCAACTAACCCAACTAATTTATTATAGTTTAAAAGGCCGGGAAGGTGTGTCATTCCGGTTCTTGCTCCAGCCTCGGTACTCCACGGACTATAATCAGCCGCTAGTAAACCCGGAGCCAAAGGCTGTGATATTGGTATAGGTGTTCTTACTGCCATTTGCTTTTAATATCCTTTGTTATTACTGAGTATTCGTTATCCCACTTTAATTTTTTTGCAAGACCTTTTCTTGTCCAAGCCTCTATAGCAGAGCATCCGTGTCTTACACCAAATCCTTCAATTACTTCTACAAAATCTTTCCAATGCTCGTAGTCGTGGCCGCTTTTGGTAGCAAAGGTAATTATTCTTAAGACTCGTTTCCTTGGGTATGTAATGATTTCTGTAACGCCAGAGCAGAATATCTCTCCGTCTTTCATTCCTAACCATAAGGTTTGTGTTTCGTCAAAGATTCTTTGCAATACATCTTCTGAGTATAGTTCTCCTTCAGCGTGAGCCAGAGCCTTATCTATTAACGGCTGTACTTCATGCCATACATAATCTACATCATCTGGATTTACAATGAGAAGTGTAGGTTTGTCTTTATCAACAGGTCTGTGAACAGACTCTAGAACTTTGTCCATGATGTTCCGTCAAATAAGTATACGCCTTCACCACTACCGGGATTCCAATCAGTGCCGTCAGCATATCTAATATCTCCAGCGCGAGGGCGTTGTGGTTCTTCATGCAATCTCTCAAGCCTGAAAGCCGCCTGATTATAAATTATATTACCAAGCCTTTTTAATTCAGTAACCAGATAAGTTGCTAAGTCTTCTTGTTCTTCAGGTATTGGACCTGGCTCATATAGCGTAACACTCTTCTGAACTCTATCTGTATAAGTAGCCATTAGTAAGACCTTGATCCTCTAGCGCCAACATTTCTAACGTCTACTGCATAACCATCTAACTCCCACTCCAAGTCTCCGGTAGATTCAAACTTAACAGCATACAACTTGCCAGTTCCTCTAACAGATACTTTAGACTGAGTGTTGGGATTAAACTCAACAGGAGCGTTCCACGTTAAACCTCCCTCGGTAGACATAGATGTGCCTAGATATACGTTTACAGTATTTGTGCTGGATACAGACATCTTAGGATAGATAGCGCTAATACGTTTAACAGAGGACTGATCCGCCCTGCCTTGCTCATCCAAACTTAATCCAGTTCTTTCTATATAAGAAGTCATATCCGCTGTAGCGTTTTTATTACCAGACCTATCTCTATATAGTTTAGTGTTTCCGGGATCGGCAAACAATAGAACCTTATCTTGCAGGTCGTAACTCATTGTCCACGGACCTGTAGCAGTTTCCCACGTTCCAGAAGTACCGGCCCAAGTTGTAGACGTTGTTGGGTTTGCTACGTTTCCGTATCCCATATGGGCGCAATCAGGTATATCTCGTATAGTAAACGTGTTAGTAACGTAATTCCATATCACCGCTTTATTAGGATGATTGGTTCCCGCTCCATCAGCAGTAAAACAGAACAGTATTTCAGTTCTTCCGTAGTCAGCAACAACAAAACATTTGTTTGTTTGCGCTCCATCTATAGACTGAAAGACGTAATCTTTTAATTTCATTGGCAGGATTGGTTTAATCCTCTGCCCATCATTAATGTAGAAGTTACCTTTACCAAAGATAGCGTGACCGCCATCAAACTCTGCAACACAGTTCTTTGCTATAGCACCAATAGTAGGAGACAACTGACGGAAGGAGAATATAAACGGAGTGCCAACAAACGTCATAGAGTATACAGCATCTTCCTTGTATATCATAAAGGAATCTCTTAACTGTAGACCGTCTAATATATCTCCTTTTGTGTCTGCTAATTCAAATTCGCCAGCATCAACCGTACTCGTAGTCTCATTCCATGAGGTTGGAAGAGTCTGGGTTGCGGCTTCTGTACTCCACTTAACTACTCTAGGAAAGTTTACATCGTCTTTAGTTATATTAAGAGCGATCAGGAATGATCTAAACGCTCTCATTGACTTACATAAGGTAGAAATAGTTACGTTAGCATTATCTGAATGTGATGCGGCAGTAGTTCCTGCGGCTCCTCTACCACATCCTGTAAAAGTTGTGGACGTTACACCAGTATATGTAATCTTCTCTGAGCCAATGTTAATAGTTCCCGCGCTAGGAAAGTCCTCAGTAGCGTCAACTGTAATGGTTGTAACAGAGTCATTGATAGCACCATTTAACAATGTAAGGCTAGGCCAGTTAGTCAAGTCTTGCATCTTCTGGCTTGACAAAGGCTTGCCATCTGTAAGCGCCCAATACTGAGGCTTATCAAAGTTATTAGTCATTACCAATACGCCACCAATAACAGTAGAAGTCCATCCTTCATCTGCTGTGGCAGAATAAGCGCCACTTGTCCGAGTAATATTATACCATTTAGTTGCTCTAGTTACAGTAGCATCATCAGAATGTGATGCCGCTGTTGTGCTATCTGCTCCTCTTGTGCATCCTGTAAATTGTGTGCTTGACTTACCTGTGTAGGTAATGTTCTCAGCACCTACAGTAATAGTTCCAGCATCTTCAAAACCTGAAGTGCTATCTACGGTTACTGTAGTTACGCTTGAGTTAATAGCGCCATTTAAAGCGGTAGATGATCCTGTATTATCATAAGCATATATAGCCGCAAGTCCACCAACAACCCAAAACTCTGGATCACCAAGAGTTATTTGTGTAATGTAATAAGGAGCAATAGGACAGGTAGCCATTACCTCTGAATAGCCGGGACACTTCTTTATAGAGCCTTCTTCAGTGGTTACATTATTGCCGTCAGACCATACATTAGGCGGCAGGTTCCAAGAACTTTGTTCTTTGACTATACCTACCTGTCCAACATTATCTATATTAATTAATGCCATTAAAGATACCGAACATGGTATGGGTCTGCAACTGCATCAGGAGCCGTAGGCCAATTCCAATATGTTTTATCTACGGTACGGTCAACAATTATAGTTTCATCAGAGTCTAAACTAACCTTCCGCTCTTCTTGAACGTCATGGTTTTGAAAGTTCTTTACAGCCTGTAATGACGCAAACGCTTCTACTCCGTTTTCAAGGCTGTTACCATGCGCCCTAACTTCGCTACGGTATGTAGTCCAGTCAGCAGGCATAGCAGTGCCACCGTCTGCCGCTCTAATTACCATCCAATCAGAAGGAGCAATTAATACACCTGTGTTTGCTTTTATCTTTGAGATAAGGCCAGACTTAAGATCATCTACATTCTTTTCTGTAGTGTCATAAGTTAGTTCATAGTAATCAACGCCTCCTGAAAAAGTTCCATCAGGATTCCTGCGACTTTTCTTTTCAAAGTTTTCTGCGCCAGTATCGTAATACCTAGAGTCTGGAGTAACAATCTCAAGAGAGTAAATTCCAATTGCCTCTAACTCTTCTGCTGACCATGCTCTAAAAATATTAGACGGATGTTGTACACCATCAACCGTTAAGGCGCGAGGCGTTTTTATTGTTCCAAATGTTTCGCTATACCACATATTTACCTCGCGTTTGATGTCTTAAATGGTGATTCGGCAATTGCCAAGTAAATGTAAGTTCCGCTAGATGTATTTACTGTTGTCCCGTTTTGTCGTAATTTAAAACCATTAGACACAAAATCTAACCTATCTGTATCATCTTCGGCATTGTTAAGATTTGCATATATTGAATCTTCGACAGCGTTAAAAGTATCTCTTTTGCTATCAAGCAATATCCAATTTGCTCCTGAAGAACTGTCGTATCTTTTTATCATTACAAAAGCAGGGCGAAAACCTGTGTACACAAAAGTTCCATCTGTGCTTCCATTACCCGTGTACTTGCCTATCTTGCTGTACCCGTCTACTGAATGGAAACAGTAGGCTATGTATTGGATTGTGTTTGTTCCAATACCTCCCCATGCGCCGCCTTGAGGAGAAAATACCGTAGATGTTGGAGCCGCTTGAAATACGTTTGTATCATCTGCTTGTGCCGCAGTTGTATTGAGATACAATATATTTGTATCGCTTGCGCTATTCCAAAGAAAACTTTGTACTGCAAAGTTGTAAGCATCACCACGGCTCTTATTGATAACAAGTTCTGGAGCCTGTGACAGTCCATGACCAACGGTTACGTTTGAACCTGTACCAGTCCAACTAACTATCGAAAAACCAGCGGTAGTATTTGCGCTTACTGAACTATCAATGGTTCCATTTTCGTTAGTAGATGCTGTGCCTCCACCCTTCCACGCCCAATGCACATAATTTTGTCCTGACGTGTTCATGTCTCCTGTGCCAAGCGAGAATCCGTCAGAGTTAAATGCTGTGTAAATTACAGTCTCAGTGCCTTGCGCTCCTGTTCCATCAGAGTACAACTGACTATTTACGCCACGAACAGAATCGGTCAAATAATGGTTAAGAGTATTTGTTCTGGACTTGCCCCAAAGAAAATCAGGTTGGAAATTTAAGCCAGTTATTGACCTGTTAGACCCATTACCGCTTACAAGAGTCGTGTCGAAGTGGGCCGTAGAATCAGCGATGGCTGGGTCAGGGAGGTTGTCAGTGCAAAGCGTTTTGTAATCTGAGTCGGATGGCTCGTAACCTCTTTGTCCAAAATCAAACTCTGGATTTGCGTAAGAGTTGTTGTACTGTTGAATAACTACAGAGATCGGGTCTGTTGTTCCAATCGTTCCATTATTAACAGATGTTCCATTTAGTTTGAAAATGTAACTATTAGCGTCAGAGTCAATAAGCATTTCAACATAGTCGCCGTTAGAAATGGCAGTTTCTGTTTGCGCTGTGGATGAAAAGTTATATACATATCCAGAGTCGGAATACCAAAGACCTTCTGAAAAATCTGGCCCTCCGGTGAAAGCCGTCTGGGATGTTTTGCAGACACCAACAAGAGTAAAGACTGAGCCTTCTGCGCTCCCAGAAGCGTTGCCAGAGTAGTCAACGCGGAATCCCCATTTGCCAGTGTTGGGAATTTCCATCGTGCTTTTGACGCACTGGTTCCACCCTCCGGGGCCGGCATACTTTAAGTTGCCTTCAGAAAATGTACCGGTGACAGGATTAAGAGGATTGAGCGTACAAAAGTTATTCGTAGGGCTATCAAGCATCTGATCTGTAGCGGCCAGATTAGTTACAGAAAAGTCGTTGGTATTGCCGCTAGAGTCATCGCCTAATGCAGATGAGTCTTGGAACTTCAGGTAAAAGCCGTTAGTGCCGTATGTTAGTCCTGTTACTTCTATCGGAACCCATTGGTTAGTAGATGAATTGGTTTCACCAAAGGCTGATGCGTCTGACAATGCTGTTCCATCCAAAAAGTGCATTTCAGCCAAATATCCTCGACCATAATCACTGCTTCCAGTGCCATCTCTACCGATCATATGTAGAGCGGTGGTATTAAATTCGCTATCAAAATTGAGTGACGGCATCGTATCTGAGTCGCCGGGGGTTTCAAAATCAGTCACCCTTGTTCCATCTTTATAGATTCTAACCCGATCAGTTGCTGTGGAATTAGTAGAATCGAAAACAACTAAAAAATGCGCCCAAGAAGATGGGTCTTTATATTTGGCATCAGTATAAACTTTGACGTTATATGTGCTTGAAGAATAGTCAGCAATAGATAGTGACCCATTGGCGTTAAAATAAACAGTCGTTATTCCACCAGAGTAACTACCGCAAGACATTACAGGTTCTGTATTTGCTCCTGATTCTTGTTTGCGCCAAAATGAAAGCGACCAAGTTCTTCTATTACCTTCGCTACCGGGAGTCCTGCTTAAAAGAGCAGAACTGGCATCATCAAACCGCAACGAATGTTCTATGTCATAGCCAGTATCACCCTGACCAGACGCGCCAGCAAGTATGTTATTAAATACAGGCATTAGGAATAATTAAGAGTAGCCACCGCATGAATGTTAGATGCGTCTTTGATAACGTAATCAATCCTGTCTACTGCTCCTGCTGTAGTAGTAAGAGTTGGCGCGGTTCCTCCTGCAAAATCCCAATCACTTCCCCAACTAGCAGTCCTCGATCCAGTGCCGTCTTGCGTGATAAAGATGCTTCCGCTCTGTCCCG